TAGGAATCCTACAAAGTGTTTAAGGAATGACCATTATTTTTTTACTTATTCCGATGTTTGTCAATGTGGTCAAATTACAAAAAGGAGAAAGTGTTAGATGACTTGGGTTTGTTTACAATGTGGAGAATATCATGAATTTAATTTTAGTGATATTTGTACTAGATGTGGACTTAAAAGACCTATGAACTACATTACAAAACGAGGTAAGGGTAATGAATAATATATTCCTACATTATACAGTTAATGATAAATCATTCAAGACGGAATGGATGTTTATTTGTGGTGTAATACTTGGATGAAGCCACCACCATTATGCAGGATTTATTTCTAAGATTCTTTGAGAATAGATGTTTTGTAACTAGAGAAAAATTTAAGAAAAGAGGTTTTGTAATACATCACCTATGGTATCTTGAAGAGGGAGATGTTATCAGGGGTGACTATCCTAAAGGGGAAAAAGGTAGACAACAATATCTCAAAGACCTAAAACCAATGGTAGAACAAATGCCATTTAGATTCATGGGTATAAAGAATGGAATACATACAAAGATGGACCATGTAAGGAATGGTATTACCAGGATGAAAAAGGAGAATCAAATGAGGTTATTTATTGCATGTCTACTTACAAAAAAGACACCTCGAAAGACTAATAAGAAGCGACATTATCATAGACACTAATGAATTGTAAAGGGCTGTGTTCTAGATACAAAACAACTAGACCACACAAAGAACCATATGCTACCCATTATATGTGCAGTAGGTGTAGGTATTGGGGAACTAAAGAAAGTTTAACAGAAACTAATAGATGTCCTTGCTGTAATTTTAGACCACGAATGAAAAACTTTAAACAAAACGTAGGTGTTAGAAGAATATGAGATGTTTAGGCGATTGTTGGTTATGGGATGGTGCTAAAAATGATCAAGGTTATGGTCAAGTAAGATTAAATGGTAAAACAACATATGTCCATAGACTATCATACACAATGAGTATAGGAGAAATCCCAAAAGGATTACAGTTAGACCATTTATGTAGAACCCCATTATGTTTTAACCCACAACACTTAGAACCAGTAACATCTAAAGAAAATACCATGAGAGGGTTAGGAGTATCATCATTAAACGCAAAGAAAACACATTGTAAACATGGTCATCTATTATCAGGAAATAATTTAGTGATTTTACATGGTAATAAAAGGAATTGTAGGGAATGTAAAAATAGAATCAATAGAGAGTGGAATAAAAGAAAAAGAGGTGTAAAATCATTCGCTGTTTAGGTTGTGATAGAACTATCAAGAGCAGAATTAGACGAGGGGAATCATGGGATCTATTCCAATTATGCTTAAAATGTTTTGACGAACTAGTACCAGATTATTTACCCAAATTTTTATCTACTAGAGTAAGGAATAGTATATCATGACTAACACATTAGAAGAATATCAAGCAAAACTACAGTTCTACTATAAAAAGATAGATGAGATTAATGAAAAAATAACAATAATAAAGAAATTAAATAATAACCAGCTAACAAACAAACAAGCTAGCTGGTTGAAAAATGGTCTAGATGGATTTGAAGGAGATATAACAGGTAGAATAGTATGAGTGATAGTAAGGCATTTAGATTTGATGGTAGTGAAGAGGAATGGAATGCGTATGTATCACTATTAAAGAAAGAAGGTAAGACAGTACAAGATGATATGAGTACACATGCAAGAGTAAAAGCATCATTAGCAGATAAAGAAGAGGAAGAGGAACAAGCCACAGCCTCAGCACATCAAGATAGACTAAGAGATAAGCTAGTTGAAACTGACTTATCCCACACTATTATGAAAGGTAGATACCATGTAGATATAGATGATATTGGCCTAATACAAACATCAAGACATGAACTAACTCATAGAATAACCAACGCTGTGCATAGTGCTGTGTCTATGTATTGGATAAATAGGTGGGCTATATCAAGAGTAGATAGATACTCAGAAGAAAAACTACATGAGAGAATATCAAATATCTCAATGGGAGCAGAGCAATCAAAGGAAACAATCATCAAACAAGAGGTATCAAAAATATTACTAAACAATGATAAATTACTAAGATTCTATTCAACCATCAATAATATCAAAGTAACATATACAGTAAACATACCTACCATAACCCTATCTGATTTGAGGGAAACTGACTTAGGTAAAGTGGTACAATTTGACTGTGTAATAGTTGGACCAACACCAAAGAAACTAGACGAGGTATCTGGTAAGTATATCCAAAAGGTGTTAATCCAGGAACCAGAAGTAACCTCACACAATAACAATCCAGTAATGATAAAGGCTGTACTGCATGGAGATGATACCAACTATATCGCTAGTGGAATGAATAAACGATTTATCGGTATATACACAGTAGAGCCAACTAAAGAGGGTTCAAAGGCTACAAGTGAAAAAGGGTTAATTGTAGATGCCATATCAGTTCAGGACTTGGAAGAAAAAGCAGAGGTAACACTAGAGCCATATGAGATAGAGGCCACTAAAGAACAAGCCACAGCAGACCAAACAAAATACATCAAGGCTATTACCGATTCATTCTGCCCTAAGATACTTGGTAGAGAACTTGAAAAGAAAGCCATATACCTATCACTATTAGGGGGAGCAGACCATTCAGATTATAGAAAAGAATCACATCTAATGCTTGTTGGAGAGGCAGATACAGGTAAATCAGAGATGGTTAAATTTGCCAATAGGGTAGCAAGTAAGAGCAGTATCATTGATGGAAGTAATGCTAGTGGAGTAGGGTTATTATTTGCACTAGATGAATATGAGGGAATGAAAATACTTAGACAAGGAGCCATGATACTAAACAATAACGGTCATCTAATAGTAGACGAATATGACAAGATGGACCCTAAAGAACAAAAGAAACTAAACCAATCAATGGAGCAGCAAAGAGCCACATACAATAAGGGTGGCCATACAGGTAACGCAGAATGTAAGACATGTATCATAGCAAGTTGTAACCCAGATGGTGAGAGATGGCAGGAGAATAAAGATTTGATAGATAACCTACCTTTTGATGCAAGTACCATAAGTAGATTTGACTTGATGATTAGACTACAACATGAGAACCATGAGAATCAAGTGAGGGCTAAAATGTTACATATCGCTAGAAGGAAGAGAGGAGAGGCTGACCATGTAGCAACACCTGAATGGTTAGCAGGGTTGATAAATCACCAAAAGAAACTACGACCTACATTTACAGATACCTCAGAAGAATTACTTATCAATAGATTTGTAGAGTTTACCCAGATAGAACAGAGTACGGGAAGCCTACAGATACAGACTAGACAGATGGAAGGAATCCAACGTATATGTGAAGCATGGGCTAAGATGTTATTTGTCAATGAAATATCATGCGAAATAGTAGAGGATGTAATTAGATTCTATCAGGAATGTATGGCAACACTTGGAATGAATGTAGAAAAAGGTATTACACAATTTGACCTAAGAGGTCACAGTACCAATAAAGATACCTACTTCCAAGAAGTATTCAAGTCCTGTGAGGATGAAAATAACCATGTATCAATAACTGACCTATCCGAAAAACTACAAGAGAATACCTCAATGTTTAATAGTGATCATGCTGTTGCATCATATGTGGAAAAGAGAAAAGTAACTGGATGGTTATTTGAGCCAAAACTAGGGGAGTTGAAAAGACAATGAGATGTGGATTATGTAATGAAAAAGCAATAACAACATTACCAATATCACCTACACAAAATAAGAATTTATGCGATTATCATGCAAACCATTACCTAACCCAAATAAATGTAAAACATGATGTATTATTTAAAAAGGCGAGTGACTTATGAGAGGTAAGAAATTCTGCAAGGGATGTAGAACAGAACTACTAATAGAAACTGAAAGACGTATAGGTAAATGCCCAGAGTGTGAATTAGATTAAATTTCTACAATAGAGAGGAAACACAATTCCACCTTAAAGTAGAGATAGCATTAAAATCACATATACAGAAAAAGTATGATGTTCTAGTACATAGAGAATGGTATATTATATTAGATGATGATGGTCATATAACTGACATACCTAAAGAGTTCATATCACAGGCTCAACGTAAGAGGAAGGAATCATATAGAAATCCTGATCTACTATGGTGGGATAATGGCCTATGGATATTGGAAGTAGACGGTTACATACATCATCTAAAGTCAGAAAAGACAGCCAAAAGAAACAAGATATACAAGTCTAATAGATGCAAGTTCATATCAGTAGATACCTTTGAGATGGGAAAGACCAGAGTACAGAACAGGAAAATAGATAATATTATAAAGGATGTAGATATTAAAATAGCTGGGTTGGGGAAGAGATAATAGTTAAAGCTTTGTGTCATAAATGCTTTAGCAGCAATAAAGAATGTGTACTAGATGAAAAGACAGGTAACACAGTATGTGGCACATGTCATGGAGATAAAAATGCACGTTTGTAAAGACTATTGCAAAGAATACAAGGCTCTAATGCCTAGGTATCTACAGGGTAAAAATAAACGCTGTACTCCATGTGAATTGTTCTTAACATATCCAGGAATTTATTGTCCTTGTTGTGGAGAAAAATTGAGAACAGTAGAGAGGAAAAGAAGGGTTAGGACCTATGTTCAGTAAATATATTCCCATACATATCAAAAAGATAGATGAGATAGTACATTGGGAGAATGTATCAGATTTCCATGAAGGTAACGCTAACCATGTAAGAAGATTAGCTAAATCAGTTAGACAAAGAATGCTTGATGAAGAATATAGATTTATGAGTTTTGGAGGGGATCAACTAGACCTAATCCTACCAAAGAATGACCCACGATATAATGATAAATCAGTTAGAATAAGAAGTAAAGGTGAACAGATGGATGCCTTTGATGAGTTCTGGGAGCCAGTATTTGAGATGCAATTAAAGTACCTAGACGGTAAGACAAAGAACGAAAAGATATGGTACGAACAGTGGGGAAATCACGAATATAATAGCAGGGTAATGGAAGAGGTAGAGTTTCAAAGATGGTGTCTATCACATGGCACAACATACCTAGGCAGCAAAGGATTCATTAGACTAGAGATATTTCACAAAGGTAAATCACTTATGAAGAAAACACTACATGTTAATCATGGATTCGGGTCAGGGGATGCAAAGAAAGCATTAGAGAATCTAACAGTAAACGTAGAGGCAGATGTATATCAAATGGGTCACTTGCATCAACCAATGGGTATCAAATCAGACATATTATATTTCAATGATAATCCTAAAGTTATGGCATGGGATAGTAAGGACCAAATTCTAGTCAATTCAGGCTGCTTCACCACAGGTATTGCAGATGGTAAGGATGAATGGTTCGGTCAGAGAAACAAACTAAAAACTTCTAAACCTGGTACAGTAACAATATCCTTTAACGCATATCAAGGTAAGATGAATGTACATGAGTGATATACAATGAGAATAGACCACGATGTAGGGATATATCCTGAACATTACGCTATGGTATTAAAGTGGTATAGCCTTGCATTCAAGGATAAACATCCTAGTAAAGCAGATGAGGAATGTTATAATCTCTTTAGGGTGATACACAATGATGTACTTAGAGAGGATAAAGAGGTAGATAATACAGATGAATGATACACTATTTGATGTTATATATGAAATTGAGAAAATTACTATGAAACAATATGCGTGGTTAATAGATGTCGTTGCCTCGGGTAGATCCTAAACCTCAACCTGAACCCCCAGAATATTGGGAACCAGAAGAATATGAAGAGGAAGATTAATTTATATTGAAGTATAGATAATCTCTTGTATGATTGTAATGCACAACCAAGATGACAACGACTACACATGTATTTGTAATGACTGTGGTAGTGAGGAAGTATGCGACCACGAATTTGGATTAGATAAATCACTAACACCTATTCATCAATGCTATGAGTGTTGTGAGAGATGTGAAAGAGAGGCCTATATATCTAAACAAGGAGTTGAACATACACAGGGATTAATCAAAAAGGATCTACTATTAGATGAAAGAATCATAGAGGTATGCAAAGCAGATAAGAGCCATACGGAGAATCTATCATGACACTAGAACAACAAGTTATAATAATGGAAGTGTACATAGAATACATATCTAAAATGACGGAGTTTTATAATGAGTGAAAAATCTACATTCCATGAGACAAAGGAAGTAGTTTCCAGGTTTAGAGAAACAATAGAGATAACAATAAAACCATATAATGTCAATACAGCAAAATCACAAATAAACGGACATCAAATATATGTTAAATTAAACATGTCACCAGAGGATGTAGACGGTATGAATGAACCAGATGGACCATTATATCAAGCTATAAGCAACGCTATTGAAGCAATTAAAGGTCCAATGAAATCAGAATATCTCGGTGTTATAAAAACGGAAGATACCTAATAGTTATCATCTTTAAATCCACAACCCTCACAGTTGAAACCTGTTCTATTTTTGTGCATTACTTTTGTACAAATATCACATAGTTTCGTATGTGGAATTGTAAATACTTGAGACATTTACACTATTATATATTACTTCTTGCTATTTAAAGATACCTAAAACTATATAAGACTATAAATATCAAGGAAAACAAGCCTATATGTGACAATAGAGTTAGAAGAACAAGGCGACTATCTAACAGCACAGAATAAGATTTTATCAGAACTAGAAGGGTTAGAAGGCAAGTCATTTGAGACTAAAAAAGAGTACATAAAGAGACTTGCAGAGGTAACAAGACCACTAGTAGAGAGTGGATTCTATGAGGGAGTAACACTTAACGACATGGCTACATTCATACATAAAGAACTATTAACCAAACATAATATCTCTTATACTAATGACGGTAATTATTATTCGTTATTCAAAGAGGATGAAAAACACTCCGAGAAAAGACCTATGTCGGGGAGAACCCGAGAAAAGATTAGTTCCCCTTTACCATTAGAAAAACAGACAGGGAACGACATTATAGACCAACTTAAACAAGCAGCACGATCAGGTGAGAAATTACCCGAATCATATACACCACAACAATACCTAGAGAAAGTAATTGATGTATCTAATGAAGCCATCAAACAATCAGAATCAATCATAAGAAAACTAGGAGCAGCATTCTACTTTACTGATAAATTCGATAAACAATTCCCAGATAAAAGAGAACTAGAGACAGAACTAAAGAACACAGCAGGTAAGAAATCAAAAGATTTGTTAGAACTTTACACTTATTACAAGGTGTGTGAGAGTACAATTCAGAGTATTGAGGAAGAATTATCGGACCAATCAAAGTTAGAAAGCCTAAACAGATTCCTCTCTACTCAAAAACATATATCTAAAACAATAGATGAGCGTTCTAAAATTACATTCCTTGAAAAATGGAATACAATCCTAGCCGAGATAGAAATAGGAATATCAGCAATAGCCAAGAAACTAGGGGTAAACAAGAAACATCTAACTAATAATGTAAGACCAAATCAAAATCCAGTAACAGGTAGTAAGAACATGCATCATAATCATATCAACTGGTTTACACATATCCAGGTAATATCACCATCAGGAGAGAAATTTACATTTGATGCAAAGGATTACTTTGATAGACAGATTGAGAAAGGTAAACTAGATGTAACCTTTGAACCAATGATCCTCAAGAACTGTGAATTAGAATGACATGCTACAAGTGTCCTGACTGTGAAATAGAATTATGTATAGGTGGACCAAATCCCTCAGACACACCAACATGTCCTAACTGTAATAAAGACTTAAAAGCAGAGTAATTAACAACCTCTTATGAGTTGGAACTCAACACACACAGCCATAGTCTCATTAGCAGCAATTACAATCGCTGGTATGCACTATGGAGCCAATCTAGTGGACCTTCTACCGTTCATTGGACCTCTTGGATTATACATTGGTCTTAGAGAGGGCAACAGAATCAAAAACAACGCCTAAGTTTTTCTTTTTAGGTATTTTATTTTTTTTATTACATGTGCGAAGTCTACTGCGAACTATCCATGAACGGATTAAAGGGAGAGATTCAAGCATCTACAATAGGAGAGTCAGAGATACAAGATGAATGGCCACATAATTGGCCTAGTGGAACAATAACATACAGATTAAACAATACAACATTCGATATAGAGAACAAGAAACACCAGATAAGAGCCGTAACAGTAGCATTTAGAGTATGGCAATTAAGGATTAAGAATCTACGATTCAAGAGGGAGAGAGATCCAAACAAACCTGTAGACATGAACATATCATTTGAGAACCTAGCCCACTTTGACGGTAGGAAGGGAGTATTAGCACACGCATATTATCCAGGACAGGGAGATAAATCAGGTGATGTACATATCAACGATAATTGGGAATGGGTACCATCAGTAATGTGGAGTAGGTTATCAAAACCACCACTAGTACCAATACTTATCCACGAAATAGGTCATGGATTAGGATTAAAGCATGATACAAGAACAATGGATAGTATTATGTACCCATCATTTGATCTAGGTAAGAAGAAAAATACCCTGCACAAATACGATATAGATAGAATCCAAAGTAGATATGGAAAGAGAGGCCTATCCCAGAGGATTATAGATTATTTCATTAAACGTAGAACATTAGGTTATGATTATAGATGACCACAGCAATAATACCACAGCCAACAAAGAAACAAGCAGTAGAGATAGAAGCATCATTTATTAACACCTATGGCAAATCATTTAATCGTATGAAGAAAGCAGAACTAGCACTAATGATAGCAAATCAATCAACTAACTTTAAAAAGATAGAACAACAGGCCAATCAAATAGCAGAACTAGGAGTAATGTATCATAACAGATGGAAATCACTAAGAGGTATAGTAAGGAGTAAATATCATTGACTAAATCATACCATAGGTGTCCACAATGCACAGGCACAGGAGAATTTATGAAAGAAGAATGCTTTACATGTGAAGGTAAAGGTAAAATAGACCCAGAAGCAGTATAGATATGGACATGATAAAAAGAGAATATCACATACAAAGGATAAAACAACTAGAAGAACTAATAGAAGGTAGGCATAATGACATTATATCCATGAGTAAAGAAATTAGAACCCATGAAGAATCACTAGTAATCAATAAATAAAACCACAGTATAGATAATAACAGCGTTCCTACCACACGACAGTAACGATAGGAGATAACAGTTGAAACTATCCTGATACTAGTAACAGGCTCTATGGACACAACTCCTATCATTTATACTATAACCATGAGGGAATAACATGAAGTGTAAATTGTGTAACCACGATATGAGTGAGCATAAGTATGTAGGTAGAGTATGTATGGTTAAGATAAATGAGAGTGAATTTCCTTACTGTGAATGTGTATTAGGTGCAGTATAATGTTAAAAATGAAGAATGAGGTGTATATAGAAGAATCATCATGGATGAACCCATTACCACAGATAGAATACCTAAGGGAATTACTAAATACTATCCAAATGACCAATCCAATGAAGAGTAAGATAAGAAAGACAATAAGAATATACCAACAATTAACCTATGAGGGCTTTTCACATCCAACTAGACTATCACAATGGTATGCAAACGTAAAGGAGAGAGATGTAGTATGTCAGGTATGTGGTACAGATGAGAACCTACAGGCACATCATATTATATACAAGTCAGTATGCCCATTACTACAATTTAGTATCAATAATGGTATAACTCTGTGTAGAAATTGTCATTCAGACACGCATAGAATGGAATCTGTACATAGATTAATACTATTTCCAAAAGGGCGACACCTTTAATAGTAGTTCTTACGTATAAAAAAGGGATTGTTATGACAAAACCAGCATGGACCGATATAGAATGTCAAGGTAGGCGTATGAATAAAGTAGTAAAGATATGTGAGACAGAGTTTATTAAACAACTCAAGGGTGGAGATAATGATCTAGCACTAGCATACATAGATAGATTAATCAAGGCCAGTAACCATCAGGCACAACTAACAGATATGACATTAAACCTTAAACTACTCAGGAAACTAGCCGAGAAAAAGTACCTGGATGTAATAACAGAGGATAAGTTAAAGCAGTTAAAATGAAATACAAAACAATAGTAATAGACCCACCTTGGCCAGTAAAACCAATGATACTGAAGAAATATCCTAAGAAACTACCATACAACACAATGAGTATAGAAGAGATAACTAAATTCAATATAGATGATTTTGCAGATGATGAGTGTTCACTATTCCTATGGACCACTCACACATTTTTACCCGATGCAATAAACATTATGAAGGAGTGGGGATTCAAATACCACTGCTTAATGACATGGGATAAGGTGGCAGGGTATAGTACATGTGGTATATTCAGAAATACAGAGTTAGTATTATTCGGGTATAAAGGTAAGATGACTATAAATCAAAGAGGTAAATTCTTACCATGTCTATTTAGAGAATCAAAAGGGAAACATAGTAGGAAGCCACAATTATTCTTTGAGATGTTAAAACCTAACACTCAAGAACCTAGAATATCTATCTTTGAGAGGGAGAAAAGAGATGGATTCGATGTATGGGGAGATGAAGCACCAAAATGAATGCAGAGAAAACAGCCTCAGTCATAGCCACAGACCTACTAGATAAAAACGAGGTAATAGATGTAGACTTTCCCGAGTATAGAGGTATGTCATTCAAAGAGTTCTGGTTAGCCTTACCCAAACAATTAGAGTATTTCGACTATGAGGTGGACCTATTTGATACACTCACTAATAATAAGAAAGTATGGATAAAAAAGGCAACAGGCCTAGGAGCAACAGAATTTCTAACTAGATGGGTAGCATGGAACTGCCTAAAGGATAATACATGGCGTTCACAACAGGTAGACGTATCAGCCATATTCATCACAGGTGCAAGACAGGAACTAACCAATCAAATCATGGGTAGGATAAAGAATCTATTTGACTATGATTTCAAGGATAAAGAATCAGTCGTAATACTCAATGGCTGTAGAATAGAAGCATTCCCTACACAAAACCTAGCAGCAGCAAGAGGACTTAACCCTAGAGTAATAGTATTAGATGAGGCTGATTTCTTCCCAAAAAACAAACAAGATGAAGCACGAACAGTAGCAGAGAGATACATACCAAAGACCAATCCCACAATAGTAATGATCAGTACACCTAATCTACCTGGTGGCCTATACGAGAGAATGGAGGAGGAATATGCAATAATGAGTGAGGATAATAGAAAGAAATTCTACGTTATGAAGCACATGGATTACACGATAGGGTTAAATAAAGTGTTCAAGAAAGAGGATATAGATGTCGCTAAACTTTCTCCTAGTTTTGAACGTGAATATAATCTCAAGTACGGTTTTGGCGTGGGTGACATCTTTGAAGGAATCGAATCCATCGTCACTGAATACGATTTATCCGTTATCGGTGGCCGTAGTGGTTGCTATGGTGATCCTGCTTTTGGTAGTAGTAGTTTTGGGGTATTAGGGGGAGAACAGAGAGATGGAATCTTATATGTTACAGAGGCTAACGAATACCCGAGACCGAGTCCATCTGCTATGCTTGATGTTATGGAAGATATGGCAAAAAGATACAATAGTAACTGTAAAATTGACTCAGCCCATCCTGGATTCATCAGGGATTTGGAAGAGCGAGGAATACCTGCTTTACCCATTAATTTCGGGCTTCAAATTAGGGACCACGAGAGTGCCAACGTACAAAGCCTACGTTCCAAAATGACCATCAATGCAGCACAAATGGTAAAGAACGGTAAGGTAAGGGTACATCCTAATCACACTAAACTAATATCACAAATGAGAAGTGCAGTATTCGATACTAAAGGTGGAATAGACAAGACAGAACTAAACGCAGATGTATTAGACTGTTTCATCATGTTCTGTTGGGACCTAAAAGCTTTTGACTATGGCCATTACGATGTATTAAAGAGTGGTACTATACTAGAATCCGATATAGGTAAAGTTAAAAAGAAGTCAGTACATGTAGTAATAGAAGAACATGAGTGATATACTTGATGATACTAGAAGAAACCTCACAATAGAAAAGGCCATAAACAATCACAATACAATAGAAGCAATAAGAGAATACCTAGAGATAATGAGTAATGAACCAGAGGGGTATATTAAAATGAGTGAAGTGTATCATAGTATTAGAAGGATTCTAGGGGATGAGTAAATTTGAGAGTGCAGTATTTGTAGGTATGTTCTTCATGGTGGTTAGTATTATATTCGGTATGGGATTCCTAGCAGAGTATGTAGCAGGAGATTCATCATTCATTGGATTCCTAATTATGTTATCATCTATCCCTATGGGCTTGTTTGCATTCTTTGGTGTAATATGGTTCGTACTAGTACCTCACAGTATTAGAGAGGATGATCAGAAGATATTGGATCAAATGAGAAAAGAGAGATTAGATAGATGATATTCACATTCAAAGGTAGAAAGTTCAAGCGTAAGGGATGGATATTAATTCCTATGTATAATAACACAGAGGATTAAGTATGCAATTTCACCAATCATCAGACACACTACTAAAGGCCTACTCTGATTCAGTATCTACATTATTAGAAGAGATAGTTACAATGAGTAGGAAAGTAGATGCAACTGACCCAGACCCAGAAAGAACAAAGACTCATCACCTGGATAGAATGCTACGCAAGTGGTTTAGAAGTGGTGGGGGATTAGGTTATTAATTCTCTATAACAAACTATATAAAGAATAACTATGGATTCACCATTTAAGAGAAAGTCTACTGACCGTAAGGTAGAGGCTAAACGTGCATCTAAAAATATTAGTTCCAATGATATTATAGGAGCCAAACTAGGTATCAATAGAGCAGGAAGAAACTATGACAAAATCCAATTTGAATTAAACAGGAATAAACATAACCTAAAACAATTAGGCATTGATGAATCTGCATTAAAAGAATTTGGATTATAGTCATTGGCCTACGGATTATATCTATCACTTGATCAAAAAAGATGGTTCCGTAATGATTTCTCAGCAACTAACAAAATAACAGGTACACTATACACAGATGTAAATCAAACAGTAGCAAAGAACCTAACAGGATATACAGTAACAATCAAACTATACAAACCACGAACCATTGGAGATAGATTCAATAAAACAGCAACCATAGTAACAGCAGCCGATGGAACATTCGAGTATGCAGTAGGTGAAGGTGAGATGCCTATCTATGGATTATACTGGATGATCATTCAACTAACTAAATCAGGTGATAGAGAGACAACACTTAACGATGTAGAATTTCAAATACTAGAGGGTCCTAACGCTTGACATCTCCAATAGGAACCCCAGATGACTATCAATTAGAAAAATGGTCTAGAATAGAAGAAAAGAACGTATCCAATAAACACCCATCAGCCAAACTAATCAGAAAAGAGTGGGATAAGGAGAGACCACTACAAGTAACCTTTGAGAGATTAATCATGTATCACGATAGAACACCACAGATACAGATGCCAATATCCATGTACTCCGAGATGATTAGTGGAACAGATATGGCTATCCAATGCAACTCAGAACCAGCAACAGAACTACTAAACGATTGGGTAAGAAGAACTAACTTTTATGAGAAATTCGAGAACATGATTACTACCTGGTTAATCTGTGGTAATGCCCTATTGGAGAAACTAGATGAGAATGATATACAAGATGTACTCGAGGTAGACATGACTACTATCGTATCAAAGAAAAGAGATGAGTATGGAGAGTTACAATACTATGAAGCAAGAACATTCGGTGGTAAGACAGATGAATTAGGTAAGGGTAAACTAGGTAAATTTATAGAATTTCAATTAGCACCATTCAGCAGAAAGGCATGGTCCAACAGTATATTCCATAGTCTAGCAATTCCAAGAACTCTAGGTGATAGGGTCATGGCTCCAATATGCGAAATCATATGGGGAATAGAGGATAGCATAGGTGGTATCATACTAAACAATGCTTATCCAATTACCACCATAACATACAACGGTGCAGATGATGAATACCTAAAGAAAGAAGCAAGACGATGGAGAGACTACAAACCAGGAGATAAACGAGTTCAAAAGATTAGACCAGAGATAGAGTTCTTTGAAACACAACCAGGTTCTAAATACACAGATTATTTGGATTGGATTAGAAAGACAGTAGAGATGGGAGTACAATTCCCTAACGATATACTAACAGGGGATTTCACCAGTAGAGCATCATCAGAAACAACAGAGAGTATCGTACAGAAAAAGGTTAGAGGATATCAAAGATACCTATGCACTAAGATTAAACAAGAGTTATTTGATAATATCCTTATTCAAAACGGATTCGACCCAGAGGATGAAGAATGTACAGTTACCTTTACAACCCAGAATATCATCGAACTACAAACAGCAGATGTTAAAGAGTTAGTGGCCAATGGTGTAATGACAAAGAATGAGGGTAGAGAATGGTTAAGAGTCAATACAGGTATGGAACTACCAGATGATGACAAGATAGAAGCAGATGAGGATATGGCCAAGGTAGTAGCACAGGGAGCCAAAGAGATAGAGAAAGAACACTTTAAGAATAAATTTGTACCACTCACAGTAAACGAATGTAAATGTAAATGTAATTCATGTAAAGAGTCGCAACACACATTCTGCACAGGAAAGAAGAGATCATGCCAATAGATTTCGACGACTTGACTAAGCGTATTTTAGATAATATGGATAAGATAGGAGATAAGGTAGACAACCTATGTAACAGAATGACTGAGGTAGAGAATAAATTAGATAATCACTTTGAAGATATTGATAAGAAAAATAAGGGTAAAGAGAGAAAATTCTACTACATCATAGCACTTATGGGTGTGGCCTTTACATTACAGGAAATCATTAGAGGGTTATTATAATGGTCGATAATAGACCATCTGGGTTTAAGAGACTATTAAAGACTATAGCAGACCCTAACGAATACTCTCATTTTAACACAGTGTTTGGAGAACAAATTACAGCAGAGAGACATACAGAGATTATAGAGGAATTTCAATACAACATCAATACAAAGACATTAACCACCACAACAGCAAATGGGGGAACAGTAACGCCAGATGATGCTAATCTATTATTTGATTTCCCAATGGCAAGACAAGACAGTAAGGAAGTAGATGTCAGACACTATCACTTTGCACTAGAACCAGGTGAGACAGTCACAATAACAGGCCAGAGTAGTCAATCTAATGATATTACGTTCTTTGCCTCATGGCGTGAAGAGTTTTAATCTTATATATTATATATCCTTACCAAATTACATGGCAGTCGAGCCAAATTACAGCAACGTCCTATGTTCGTGGTGTGGCTACCATGTATTCTACCCATTAGAGGATTCTGAGTTAGTATGTACCTGTGCTCACTGTGGAGAGTTCAAGGCACTAGAAGATTACTCAGAACACTCGGTAGATATGAAAGAATTACAGTAGTTAGTCAATTATTTGAACTAACATTGATTTATATTGAACTAGTTGTATAGATATAATATCAAGAAAACCCCCAATGCCTAGAGCAAAGGGAGCAAACTTGGTAAAACAATGGATTCAAAAAGGAATCAAGAAAAGAGATCCGAGACTAGGAACCGTAAACCCCCTGACTATGAGTGAATAACTTCAATCCAACCAATAGAGCCAACTAGATGTAAAAATGGTTCACTGTCTAGGCGTTGAGAGCGACAGACAAAGACTTCACAATTTCAGTAAGAAAGCATTAATGTTACCAAGGAGACCCTAAAGGAGAACATGTAAGGCTAACACAAAGACTCGAATAGAGTTTCCTCGACTTCTCGCCTTGACTTACAACTCACACCGAGTTACCAACATGTATGAATTTCTGACTACCTAGAGAAATAGGAACAACTCTGCATGATGGGAACAAAACGTGGTCGCGCCTCTGGCTCTGCTCTTAGAAAAAGTTCAACCCTAGAGTTTACAGTTCCCCCTTGGTGTGTTTTATTAATTCTATTAATTCAAGTATATAAACAATTACTATGAATATAGAGAGTTATGCTACTATTAGTGAGTCAGCACATATTCATGGTGTAGCACTTATTCCAAGAATATCCAGGAATGAGAATCTCTATACAAAGGCCGAGTTAGCAAGATTCAACGGTGTAACAGTTCCACTTAATTGGGAGCATAACCCTGATAAAGTAATTGGTCAGGTAACCTTCCAATATGATGCAAACACCGAGACAGTATATTATGAGGGAGATATTACAGACCCATCAGCAGCATTATTAGCTAAAAATAAACTATTATTCACAAGTATAGAAGCACAACCAACTAGTGTAAAGAAGGTATGTAATGGAGCATCTGATTGTTTCTCTATGCCATTCGGATTAATCCCAGAAGGCTTAGCACTAACAGAAACACCAGGAGTACCAGAGACATCAGTCCAAGTAATGATGGAAAGTATCGATAATAAAATTAAAGCAATTAAAGAACATGACCACAACGAGTTTAAAAGATATGGAGCATCTGACATTATACACAAGACCATCAAGATAGGTAGAGCAGATGTAACAGAGGTAGCAGGTGTAGAACCATCAGCAGATAACATTATGCAAGATTCATTCGCAAGTATGGCTCAAGGATTAGAACAACAAATCAAATACAAAGGTGAAGCACTCGAACTATTCCAAACACTAGCCAAAGATAACCCAGAACCAATGCTATCCAACCAAATAGAGATGATAGAGAACGATATAGCAGTATTATCCAATCAACTAATCGGGTTAAGAAAAGGAACAGAGTATATCAATATAGAATCTTCATTAGGCGACATTCTAAAGTCAATGAAAGAGAATCACCTATGCGATTGCTGTGGTGAAGCAAAAAAAAACCAAAAATAGATAAAGAACAAACTATTTTTGCCCAAAATGAAGCAGTAGACTTATCAGGTCCACAAAGTACACTAAAAAAGAAGAAAAAAGAGGATATAGGTGGCCTTAGTGGTGGAAATATTCAATCATCCAAGAAAAAGAAGAAAAGATTCGAGTTTAAAGAGGCACATGATGTATGGTGTGACCTAGTATCTGAGATGAAGCCAATTAAAGAGGCAATAAGTAAGAATAAACTAGATAAGATGTGGGGAGAGTTAAAACCTGCACAAAGAAGAGATTTACTTAAAAAAATGAAGTTAGATGTAAAGTTAGCAGACCTGGATTTTAAAGACTTGCCAGATAAAGACATTAAATCACTATCATCAGTAGATAAATCAGAATTTACAGACATCCTAGTCACATCATTAGGTATATCACTAGCCTCATTGGTCTTGACAATACTAGATGCTCCAATAGATAAACCAGTATCAGACATTAAAGATGAGCCTGTACCAGATGCAATAAACATCAAAGTAACAGATAGACAACCTAACTTCAATGAACCATCTAGTTTCGTGGGTAATGTAGACTATTTCCCAGAAGATTTGAGTATGGAAGTAATGCTTAATGGTAAACTATACGCATTCTGTAATGTACCAGAACGTAAATTTGATGCGTGGGAAGGCTCTAGCAGTAAAGGTGCATATTTCAATAGAGAGATTAAAACCCAACACGATTGCTAAACTATAAATTAAACTATCAAGAATACCTAACATGATAGAACATCCAATAACTGATTGCTACAAGTGTGGGCGAGAGAATGAATAGAATAACCAAATTCTTCAAAGGTAAAGATGTAGGTCATGTAGCATACATAACAATACCAGAAGAGTACATCAACACTGGTTGGTTTAACATAGAAATGACAGTTGATGGATTTAATTCTAAACATGACGGCAAGTTTACAACATTCACGGGTAAAGTTAGATGTAGTATGATAGAGAGTGATAGAGAATGACTAGACATCATCCTATAACTGATTGCTACAAGTGTGGCAAAGATGCACAAAATGAACGTGGTGGGTTAATCTATATCAGAATAAAGACTAATAATGTAGTAGTATGTTATGATTGTTGGCGACATAGATTTGACTGATAAACCGTATAAATGGGCGCATTTAAGTGGAGATCCAAATGATGGATTTACCAAGATAGACCCTACTATTAGAGAGAAATTTAACGCATTACCAGAGGAATTAAAGGCTAAATCACTTGCAGCAAAGACTTTCATATTATACCCATTTGAGATGTATGAACAACAATCTAAACCGTTTGATCAGAAAGAACAGGAAACATTAGAGTTTATAATGGAACACCTAAAAGCATTTGATAAACCATTTGTGGCCACATCATTTGGTTCAGATAGTATTGTGTTAATGCACTTAGTTATGAGAGCATGTAAGAAGTTAGGTATAGAATATCCTGATATGTTCCTCAATGATACATTAAACACCTTCAAAGAAGAAAAACAGTATTGGGCTGATATGATTAAATTATGGGATATACAGGATAAAGTCAAACTATTCAAACCCCCAGTAGATGAGAGAGGAAATATGATGACAGTATGGAGTATAGCCAAGAAAGTAGGTCATTTACCATCCTTTAGGAGTATAAGAAAGAAACAAAAAGACGGTAAAAACAAGACAGCAAAAGAGATGGGTGGGTCAAAAGGAAAAACCCCTGAATGTTGTGATATACTCAAAAAGAAATCAATGAAGAAATTCATCAATTCACTACCAGAAAAGGACAGATATAATCTAAGTTTTGTAGGTACAAGAGCTCAAGAATCTAACGCTAGATCTAATGCAGTATTACAGAGATGTAGAACAGCCATACTAAAATCATTCATAAAGTACCCTATTAGAAACTGTACACCATTATCATTTTGGACTATGGAAGATACACAAAAGTATTATCTAGTTCATGGTATACCAAAGAACCCAGCGTATAAGGCTCACGATATGGAGAGAATGGGATGTGCTTCATGCCCAGCACATAAGTTTTGGGCTACAAGACTGGCTAAAGATCCAACTAATGAGGGATTCGGTATGTTAAAACAAAACTTTAAGATATTGAAGGAAACAGAGGCCAACGGTACAGAGAAACAAGGTAGGCTACAAGAGTCAGTAGACGAACTCAAAAGGTATCTAAAGAAACCTGAAAGTAAGTCCTTAACAACTGTACAGCGTGAAAGAATAGAGGTATTAATAGATGAATTTGAAGGACCCAAAGACGTATAGTGATTTCAAATGGTTATTCATTGACATACCTAGAAATCAAAGAAAGTGGGTAAAAGACGAAAAGTGATTTGTTCTATTAATGATATACTATATAAAAACAATTAATGACATGCAACTGTAAAGAAATGGACGATAAAGAATGCCCAGAAGGTAGCTCTTTCGACGTTTCTCAAGGTAAATGCGTTTCTAAAGCAAAAGAAGGATTAGAAGACGGTCAAGCACAGGATCAAAAAGCAGAATTGAAAGATTCAGCAGTAGATTCAGGTGAAGACTCTAAAGTCACTAATCACGAATGTGGTCCAGACAGCAAATATGATGCAGCACAACAACGTTGTGTTCCAACTAACGCTGAAAAACCAGAAATCGCAGATACTAACACCGATATTGCAAAAGAGAACAAAGAACTCAAAAAACAAGTAGCCGAACTAAAGATGGCAGAACATAAACCAACAGCAACAGTATCAGCTGGTTCAGCAGATCAAGTAAAGTCACTTCATGAGGTCGCAAGTGAATACGTTAAAGCACTCGAAGTCAATGGAAAATATCAGTTCAACATCCCACACAGCACTTTTAGAAGTGTTCAAGTAGGAAAAGCTGATCCATCTACTGGCGTTAGAGAAGCATACAGAGGTTCACCTGCACTAATTAAAGAAGCAGTCTCACTATCAGGTACACATGCAACACAGGATTTAGATACTGATGTCGCTATTGTTCCAGGTGGAATCTCCTTCATACCTGTATTTCAATTCGCTAAAGTGAAAGAAATCGCAGCAGGAGCAGATAGAGCAAGATTCTTTAAATCAACTCTCCCAGCAAACGGTTCACAAACAGTAGGATCAACTCCGTCAGAAGCAACTCAAACTATCACATCAGTCGAAGTAACACCAAGCACCATCACAGGTACTTACTTAATTGGTGACTTTGATGAAATTGAAAATTCCCCATTCGACTTATTACAAGTTATTGTGGAAGGATCAAGTGCTAGTTATGAAGATTTCGTAGCAACAGATATGTTGACAACCGTATCAGCAGAAGGAACTTTAACCCCAGGGTTATGGATTCGTGGTGATACAGGTGCAACAATTACTGACTCCGATGTCGCTTCAAATACTATGGACGAAACAGGCATCGCATTTGGTAGAGAATACTTAGAAGATCAAGGTTATCTACGAGGTGGTGTTAAACCAGTTTGTTTCTTACATCCTAGACAATGGAGAGAACTTATCACATCTACAAACGTAACATCATTGGCAACCAGACAAGTTCCAGACATTTGGCTCAAAGCCCAATTAGAGGAATTAATGGGAGTCCAATTAGTAGTTACGAATGCCGTAGAGAATGAGACAGCACAAACTAACAACGCATATAACGCAATTATGTGTATTCCACGCCACTCATATGGTATCGGAATTAAACGTGATGTAACCGTTAAAATGCACGAAATCCCAGAGGATAACGAAGTTAGAGTTAATACCACTTGGAGAACCAAGGCTGGTGTTATCGATGCTACATCTATCGTGAGAATTTCAACTACTGCACCCTGATCATATATAGTGATAACCTAATCCGTTATACTTATATAATCACTTCTCCTTTTTTATTTTAATGAAAACAAAAGAGGATATTAGGAATGATGATAGAGTAAAATCAAAAAGATATTATGATAGACACCGAAAAGAGATTTTACAGAAAAAGAAACTTACAGGTGCAAATAAAGGAAAATATGATCCAATAAAACAGAGGGGTTATGTTAAGAAATATTCTACAAGAATAAAGTTAGAAGTGTTCAACCACTATTCAGATAACCAACTATGTTGTAAATGCTGTAAAATAGATATATTTGATTTTCTTACAATAGACCATGTAGGTGGAAGACAATTATGGGATCATAAGAGAGAGATGGGTGGAAGTAAATTATATCAATGGTTGAGGGGAAACAATTACCCAGAAGGGTTTGAAGTATTATGTTTTAACTGTAATTGGGGTAGGTACAAAAACAACGGTAAATGCCCACATGCACCATAAGACTAATACTCTTAACCTTTCTTTTTTTTATTATATCATTGAAGATTGGGGTCGCCACATTAACGTATAATTGTAAAGAAGAATTAGAATCTACATTAGAATCAACTACACCATTTTATCCTGTAATAATAATAGACGGTAAATGGGAAGATTTCATGGGAGATACCATAAACAGTAATGACGGTACACTAGACCTAGTAGAGTCATATAGTAATACTGTACTGATCCAATCAGGGAATAAATCAGAAACATTCAACAGAAATCTATCATGTAGGTATGCTGGTAGATTCGGATGTGATGTTGTAATAATATTAGACTCTGATGAGGCTATATCATTCCCTAACGGTTATGAGGCCTTTGAAAAGTCACTAAAACGATGCATACAACAGTACCCAGACTCATTAGGATTTAGGGTAACGGTTCATTCTAAGAGACATGGTGGTGTAGAGTTTTCACATAGGATATTGTTAAACCCATCATTTGTAAGATACCAAAACCAACACAACAAGATATTTTTCATGGATAAAGAGATTAAACATCATTCATCCATACTATGCCCAAACATCGATATTATAGAGAATAGGGAAAGTAGAACAGAAGAAAGACTTGCTAAAATGTTATATAGAAACAAGAGTAATCCAATACATTGAAAGCGTTAGTGGTGGGTCATGGACCAAGTTATAGGGATTATGATTTTATTAAAAACTTTGATGGATTGATATTATCTGTAGATATAACAACCACTGATCTAATAGAACATGACATAATCCCAAACTATCATCTATATGGAGAAACACAGAAATCAGTAAAAGCACATCTACATAAATTCATGCCTGACTACTACAAAGAGGATAGAATAAAGGATAAAATGACTGTTATTTATAGAGAAGAAACAACCGATTGTTTACCATATAGAATAGATTTGTTAGGTTTAAAATCACAGATATTCAATGCTGAGAGGTATGGTAATGCTAATGCAATTAACAATGTAGGTCTGTATAGTATAATATTTGCAGATGAGATATTAAAGCCTGATGAGATACATCTGATTGGGTTAGATTATTCAGGTGGAGAGTATGTAACAAAAGAGGATTTAGATGTATGGATTAACGCTATGATAGAATCAACATATCATTATTACAGAAACAAATCATCTAACATACCAATAATAGATCACTCTAACGGCAACTTTCCACCATACATTAAAGGTGTAAACTATTGAGAATAGGTAATAACTGCACAATAGGGAATTATGTAGATATAGGGAATGAACCATTCTCATCTAAAAACGGCAAAATGGTAGAAGCCAAGTACAGTGTAAAGATAGGGAATAATGTATTCATCAATCCATTTACATCTATTGCACTTGGTACAGTGAGAGACACCACAATAGGAGATAATACAATAATAGATACTCATGTAATATTAGGCCACGATGTTCAAGTAGGTATTAACTGTGAAATAGATACACATGTGTCATTATTAGGTCACGTTACAATAGGCGATAACTCTAGGATATGTACAGGTGCAGTAATACATCCAAAGGTTACAATAGGGAATAACTGCGTAGTGGGAGCCAACTCATACCTTAGAAGAGATATGCCCGATAATACAATATGTTATGGTAATCCAGCAATATTTAGAGATAGGACCAATTACAAGATATGAAGCCCTTACTTTTTATTCCATCAGTTAGGGAAATCCCAGAAGTAATAGATTCCTGGAATGCCTTACCATATGACAAATTCATAGTCAAGTATAGACTTGAAAAAGAGGCCTATCAGAATGGCAAAAACTTTTTCCTTAACCATGAGGAATATACCCATTTAGTGATATGTCCTGATGATCTAGTTCTACACTATGATGCCTTTGAGATGTTAAAGCGTGATGTAGAGGAACATGATTTTCTCAACCTATGTGGTGTGTCCTTTGTAGATGAGGATTCTAGTGCTTATTGTTGTAAGCCAATGGGTGTCGATATAACGAAATCCACAAAAGAATCATATTATCAAAAGACAGGTACAAAGGGTATCAAAGATAACCAGATATTACCTAATGAGATATTTGATGTGTCCTTTACTGGATTCACATGTCAATGGATAAGCAGGGATTTAATGGAAAAACTATCATTTGATGGTGGATGTAATGACGGTAAAGGGTGTATGGACCTACAGTTTGCCTACGATATGAAGGGAATACCAATGCTAGTAGAACCCAATGCCTATTTCACACATCTAAGAAACCGATGTAAAAATGAGGTTAAAGAATGGCTTGTAAATGGTGACCATACAGGGTATAGTGTATATCTAAAGAATGGCGAAGAATACAAGATTAATTCTATTACCTAATCACACTATATTATCCACATGGCAGGTAATTACTATGAGATTAATGCAGTAAAAGACCTACTTAATGTAGAGATAACTGACACAGTAGACGATGAAATACTCAACAGATTCGGTGCTGTAGCCAATCAACATATGGATAATATCTTTACACAGCATGATGAGAGAATACCATTAAAGGTTCCTAGAGTTCTAGCAGACTGGAAAATGGCAGCAAATTACTATGTATGTTCATTATTTAGAGGTAAACGAGGGGATATAGATACGGCAAAGTTTTGGAAGGAACAACACCTGGAAACTGTAAACGGTATCATATCCAAACTATCAATAGACGGCCAACCACAAGTGGTCGAGAGATTTACAGGTAGACGATTCAATGGCGATGCCCACTACCTTGCTGAATGGTAAAGTTCTCTTAATACTAAATATAGAATTGATATTATAATGTTTGAAATCAACTCATCAGACAACTCTAAAAGAACTCAAGAGGCTAAAGCAGATGACTTTCAATCATGGGTAGACAATGCACCTACATACCAATCAAGATACAATTCAATTCAAGCAAGTTCTGATAACGTAATTAGAGTATTAGGATTCCCAGAAGTATCTCCATCTGGTAAACAAGAGATGATTAAACAATTTGACTATACACATAACCTAGTAACCAATGACGGTGAAATATTTTACGCTAAACAAGGAGCAGGAGAAACACCTTCTGCTAACGAAGATTTTTCTACAGGCTATTTTGATATTTCTACTACTGCTTATACAGAAGCCGAATCAGATACTTACAACGAATATGATGTAAGTGGAACAGGTTCTATTTCTGGTAGTATTGTAGCATTCACATCAGGTTATCCAAAGACCAACGATACAGGAGATGCAGATAATACAGGTGATGCTACCGATGCAGTGTCATACGCTGTAAACTACTCAGCAGCATCATGGAATGATACAGACATTGAAACAGGTGCAATTCATGACAATGCAACCCCAGCAACCACATCTAAATTATTATGTGTGTTTAGTTTTACACAATTCGCTAAAACAAGTTCAGATACACTCAAAGTTTTCGTCAATCACGCATTCGAGAACCAATGAGAAAACTGTTCGAGATGCTTAATCGAATCAATCATACTCCTAGCCACTCTGAAAATAAGATGGATGCCAAGGTATTCCACAAAGAAAGTATAGATGTCATTCTCACGAAAGAGAATGGTAAAAAGAAAAGACTTTGAATCTAGATCCGTTTAAAGATTGCACTAAACATTTTTGTATTATCGGTATGCCTAAATGTGGCACAGTATCACTAGAGAAATATCTAAAGACTAGATTCCCAGGTAAAGAAGCAGTGCGAGTAGAACAAGTATGGAAAGAGGATGCCGTAGAACGAGTAACCGAATTACGACCCCCAGAAGAATGGCATCATGTTATAATCTTAAGACATAACGTAGATAGAATCTGGTCCAACTACCATTACTTTGATCATTATGACAAGATGAGTTTAGAAGAATACCTAAACTACGATATAGATGGTTATAGAATGGGTATTGCTAATCCTATCAAACAGGGTGATTATGGTCACTGGTTAAAGGTATGGCAACCACTAAATCCTATTGTAGTTATATTGGAACACATGTATCATATGAAGGGATTTCCACATATGAACAAGACAGGGGAACGTAGAGACTATCCTGAAATAACAAATAATGATAGAGATTTGATTAGTTCTTATCTAAACAAAAATGAGGTTATAGTTAATGGCTGATGTAAAGATTTCTGCACTATCGGCAATAGGCTCAGTAGCAGGAGAGGATTTATTCGCAATTATCGATGATCCATCAGGAACACCAGCAAGTAGAAAAGCAACAATTACTCAATTAATGACATTTATCGATGCTAACGTAACAGCATTACAGAACATAGTAGAAGATACAACACCAGATTTAGGTGGTACTCTCACTGGTTCTGGATTTGACCAAACAGGTATGGGAACTATATCAATGACCGAACAAGCATCAGCCAACGCAGATGTAGCAGGAGATGGTCAGATGTGGGTAAAGACAGCAACACCTAACCAATTATGGTTTACTGATGATGCAGGTACAGATTTTCAATTAGCAAGTTTAGCAGGAACAGAAACTTTTACCAATAAGACTTTAACAACACCAGTAATCTCAAGTATATCAAACACAGGAACTTTAACCCTACCGACATCAACAGACACACTTGTAGGTAAAGCAACCACAGACACATTAACTAACAAAAGTATAGTGGCCACACAATTAACAGGTGTAATAGCAGATGCTAGAATGCCAAACCTCACAGGAGACATAACAACCTCAGAGGGAGCAGTAGCCACTACATTATCAAGCACGTTATCAGTTATAGGAACTCAACAACAATGGATTCCAGCAGGAGCATGGGGAACAGTTACAACTAATGGAGCAGAATTTGCAGAACTTGAATTGGCAACAAATGATATTATGTTACAATCTTTTAATTTCGATACAACCACATCAGAAAAAATACAGTTTTGGTGGCATCCACCTAGTAATTGGAACGCTGGAACTATAACATTCCAACCATATTGGACAGCAGCAAGTGGGTCAGGTACAGCGATATTCTCACTAGCAGGTCAATCATTAGCCGACAGTGATGCAATAGATCAAGCACTTGGAACGGTACAAACATCAACTGATACATTAATCACAGCCAATGATATGCACATAGGACCTGAATCATCTGCAATTACAATAGCCGATGCAACAAAAAACGAACCTGTAATATTACAAGTTGCAAGGGATATATCTGACACATTGGGAGTTGATGCTAAATTAATAGGTATTAAGATAATCTACACAATAGACACAGCCACATCCAGTTAATCATGTTTTTCGGCACTAACAATAATTTTGCTAGAACTTCAATGAATAGAGTACCAGCAGTAGTGTTTGGTACAGCATGGACAGCAACAGGGTCATTATCAACTGGAAGATATTTAGGTGGAGATGGTGGAACCCAAAGTTCAGGTTTAATATTTGGTGGACACGCTGCTTTAACATCAACAGAAGAATTTACAGGTTCTACTTGGGCAGCCGGTGGAGCATTAGCATCAGGTGTTAGATATTTAGGTGGAGCAGGAAGTTCAATTAGTGACGGATTGAAAATCGGTGGAGAGTCAGATTCTACCAACTGTCAAGAATATACAGGAACATCATGGGCTTCTGGTGGTGCTTTATCTACAGGTAGAACAGATCCTAGAGGATGTGGAACTATATCTGCTGGGCTATGTGTAGGTGGTAAAAATAGTGGTACTAGACAAACATCATGTGAAGAATATAACGGTACAAGTTGGAGTGCAGGTGGTGCTATTGCTGTAGGTAAAAATTTACATGGAGTCGGTGGAGTTTTAACTGATGGGTTATCCTTTGCTGGGTATTCTACAAGTTCAACCAAAACATCAGAGACATATAATGGTACTTCATGGAGTAGTGGTGGAAATACGACAACATTAGCCCATAACGTAGGAGCAGGTGCAACAGGTGGTGGATCTAAAGGTATAGGATTCGGTGGACCAGGGTCATCAACAACTACAGAAGTTTATAATAATGTGGCATGGGCATCAGGTGGAGCATTGAACACATCAAGATCATTGGCTCATGGAGCAGGGGATGCCGTACTTGGACTATGTATGGGTGGTGCTGGATCTATAACATCAGCAGAAAAATACGCATAGAAAACTTTATTAAATATATAAGGATATAAAAAACATTGACTATAAACATAGACACATATTCTGAGGATGGTTTAGACAATATTAAATCTACAAGTATTCTGACTGACAAGGATCTAAAAACAATGGAGTCATTAAAGGTTCAACTACAAGACACATTTAACAAAAGGCAAATATTTAGAACCGAAACAGAAGCAAGATATTCTGTATTAACTGATGTTAAATTCCCTACTTATGCTAGTAAGTATTGGCAGTGTGTTAGGGAACAAAACGTACACTTTACTAACCTAATGTATGAGTCATGTGATTATGAAGAGAAGCAAGGAGAGATAGAATTATTGGAAGAAGAATTAGAATCAATAACAAGTAATGCCATGATTAAGATAAAAAAAGCACAGATAAAGAAAAAACAATTTGAACTGTTAGATATGAAAAGAGTTGCACAGGACAGGGTTAGAGAGGTAACACAATGGGAGATGATTAAACTAGAGATGATAGAGAAAGATCCCACATTTGATACAAAGAATGTTGATACTGATCAGTTTGCAGGATTCTTAATTAGATTTGAAGCAGATTTAGCAATAGCAAAAGATTCTGGTAATGCTGATTTATACAAGGCAGCAATATCACAATTAACCACTATGAAGAATGACAAGTACAATAAACCACAACTTACATAACATGAAATACTATTTCTTGTGTGGACTGCCAAGAGCAGGTAATACATTATTTGCCAGTTTAATGAATCAGAACCCTGACATTAAAGTAACTGCCAATGGACCAACAGCAGAAATGTATCTTAGAATATCCAAACTAAAAACAGACGAGTTATTGGGAAATTTCCCTGACTTTAAATCATTAGATAATGTAATGGAAAATATTCTACCCTCATATTACAAAGATTGGAATTGTAAATACATAATAGATAGACAGGCATGGGGACATGATACTCTATTATCACAGTTAAAGAAACACCTTAAAAATGACATTAAGATTATATGCCTATTAAGACCATTAGAACAAGTTCTGGCATCATTCATCAAAATATCAAAGACTACCAAAGAAAACTTTGTGTTGAATGGTGGTGATTCTGTAGAGAAACAATGTGATTATTTAATGCAGGAGAATGGTATGATTGATTTACAGTTGAAAAGCATAAAAAATTTACTTAAATTTGAAAATAGAGGTATAGCACACTTTGTAGAGTATGACGATTTGGTAAATAATACAAAGAAAACACTAGATGGTGTGTATGATTTTCTAGGCATTGATAAATTTGTTCATTCATTTAAGGGTTTCAACCAATTAAATGTGAATGGTATGATGTATGACGATACAATGTATGGTGTAGATTTACATAAAATTAGAACTAATAGCGTAAAAAAGAATAATTATAGCATAGAAGATTATCTCCCTAAACAGATAATAGACAAGGCAAAAACCATGAACTTTTGGGATGATAGATACTGACTGACCAGTATCTTATAGAGGCAGGAATAGACTCTTACCTATTAGAAGATTCATCAGGTGTATTATTAGTTGATCAACGAGTAGAGGTAAAGGCATCAACTGTAGGTGTAACTGAATCTAGGAATAACTCATGGCTTAAAGTATTTGTAAATAATATAGGATTAACTGATGCTAACATAAACTACGCTACAGGATTTCTCAAAAATATTGCATCAGAAATCATAGGCCTAACAGGTGTTAATAATTATCTAAAATCAGAGTTCGAATACATATTAGAAGATGGAACTGGCAGTTATGCTAATGAGACTAGTGGTATATACTTACAAGAATATGGTATAAAAATAGCAAGTAGTAATGTAGGTGTAACAGAGGCTAGTCAAAAGAATAAAGGATTTATCAAACAGATAACAGAAACCGTACTATTCACAGATGTAGAGAACCACATTACTGGATTCTTCAAGGTAGTAACATCTGCTATTGCTGGTATTGAACATGTACTAAACACAATAATCACTGAGGTTAATTTCTATGCCCTTGAGAGTGGACTAGGTAGACTAGAGACAGAAGAGGACACAGATGACTATCTATTAGATCAATTAGCATTACTCAAATATTCCACATCTACAGTGGGATTAACAGAAGTATCAGAAAAACTATTAGGACCAGTTAAACAATTTATGGACACCATAGGATTAACAGAAGGCAATATCAGGGCTATGGTTATGTTTAGAAATACCACAGGTGCTACTATTGGTATTACAGAGGCATCTAATAGAGCAGGTATATGGATTAGAAACCTATCTAGTACGGTGGGTATTACAGAAGCAAGTAACAGATTAGGGGTTATAATCAGAAACCTAACAAGTACAACAGGATTAGTATCTACCACACAACGTCTTAAAGGTCTTGCTAGAACAGTTACCTCAACTGTAGGATTAACAGGAACTAACAATATAATTACAGGTATAGTCAAATATATTGCAGATACCATAGGCTTTACAGATTCAGTTAATAGAATTAGAACCGTATTCATATCCAACAATACAGGTGATTTCTACATAGTAGATGCTAGTAATGCCGAGAACTTTATCTCAATGGCCTCTCTAAGCATAGATAACTTTGTTGTAATCGATTCTTATAATCTCTCTAACATGAGTATAATAGATGATGATTAATGGCTAACGGTTCAGAGATAACTATTTCCAGTGAGGATGTAGGAACTATAATCAAAGGAACAGCATATACACGAACTAATGGAACAGATACAGTAATTGATATTAACGATTTATCAGCCATAGCAATACTAATGAAAGACCCAGATGGAACACAAACATCAACAGCAGCCACAGCAGTAAATGGAGATGGTGGCACAGATGGTATATGGTCATTCACTACAGCATCAGCAGTATTTACAGCCCTACCAGGTGTATGGGAAATACAAGCAAAATATACATTCGCATCAGGAAATATATTCTACTCACAGATAAAAACGATTAATATCGGTGAGGTATTATCTTAGGATAATACGATGACCAGTATAGACATATTCGCAGTTAAACAACGAATTGTAGCAATACTCAAAGCAGATACTACTAATCTATGGGATTCCACACCATCATCTAAAACTAAATTTAGAAAGATAGAAGCAGGTGCTCCATCACCAAAGGCAGTACAAGAGCCACCACTACCAAGATGTTGGGTAACATCAGATACAATAGTAGCCAATATTAATAATCATCCAATAGTTGTAGATAACGCACACACATATGATGAATACGAACTTAGAATTAATATTGTATTTGTAGTAGAGGCCAAAGACGGTCCAAAGACAGAGGAAGATATAGACGATTTCACTAAATCAATAATGGAACAGATGGACACTAACTATGATCTTAGAACCCCTGGTGGATTAGAATCTACAAGGGTAGCAGAATCATCAGAACCAACAAACATTCAAGACCTACCAGCCATGTTCCAAGGGGATAGGGTAAAGGGTAGAGTAATAAAATACAAAGTTATCGTAAGGGCTTGATTAGTTCTCATTATAACAAATTTACAATTATCACTATATGGCAGCACTAGGAGCAGCAACAGAAATAGCAAATGCAACAGAAACTAGACTAGCCATTGATACAGGAAGTGGAACTTATGATTATTACGCTTTACTTACTAATTTAGAATTACAAATAGGTAGAACAGAACAACGAGATGTAACTACTGATGGTGGTCCACTATACTCTTATGGAGCAGGAGACAACTATCTTACAGGAACATTATTATTTTCACCACCAGAGGTATCGGGAACAGATTATACCAACTCATCTACTGCTGCATCATTTAACGAACTTACTCAAGGTGGTTCAAATGGTGATCAAGAGGAAATAGATTGGCTACTCATAGTTAAAGATGTATCAGGAACATTAAGATATTTTTCAATCACAGGTGTACTACGAGATTATACTATTAGGAAACCAGCAGAAGGAAAAACAGAAGTCGATATATTCATCAGGGTAACATCCGACACAATAACAATATCTGCATCAGCACCGTAGGTGAACTAATTGGGTAAAATATCCGATTCTATTAACGCCATGATTAAGAGGATGTTAGAATCTTCTGAATGGACATCTGCAAACCCTACACATATCAATACATTCATTCAAGCAAACTCTGTAGATGACCCAGATTTTGAGAAAGAAATAGAGGACATTATTAGAGCAGAGGCTAAAGCAGAATCTACTACAAGTAAGGAATCAGGTAAACTATCTGACGATAAACAAAAGAAAAACATAGCAGATACTAAACTCAAGGTAGACGGTATGATGAGTGGTAATCTAGGTGATCTTAGTAAAATGTCTACTGAACAATTCGGTAACATTAGACAGGTGGCCACTAACCCATTCGGATTTTTCACTAGAACAATACTCAAGAAACTACGCACAGGGTTCGGCATACTGTTCATAGTAACCATAGCAATAGAAGTAGCAAAGTTTATTATCGATGAGATGTTTAAACCAGGTAGGGCTTTTGATCAACGATTTAGAGAACAGATTGATAAACAGATTATACAATTCACTACACGAAAAGAACAAGAGGAACTACGTTCAGGATATAGATCATTGATAACTACAACGATAGGTGGCCTTAGAGGTGGTTCACTTCGAGGTAACATAGGTGGTAACTTTTATTCTAGTCCATTCGTATCAAGAGATTCAAATATTTATGACCCATCATATGTTAGATTCCCATCAAGAGCATTAAACGATATGAGAAAGAAAGACGTTACACAAACAGCACAAAATATAGCAAGGAGTTCAAGTAGACGATGAGTGGTCAATCTGCAATATGGTGGACTAAGGCAAGTGGCACAGGTACAGAAGCAGGAGCATTATCAGATACAACAAACTCTGCTAAATGGAGTGGTGGAGAGGTTATACTATTCAATGAAACTGTAGTAAATACAGCAGGTGGACATATCTTTAACTCAGAATATACCATTAGAAACAGTGTAGCAGAGAATACAAAGGTAGACGGCACTGGTAATGATGTGCAGGATATGGGATTAGATGGTGTAGATGTACAAATTACAGGCCTATTCAAAGATACTGATGCAACTAATAATGATATAAAGAAACTCATGGCATGGGCTAATGAAGATAAAACTACTACAGGGTTTACAGAAGGTAGGATGGGATTAAGAATAGATGACTTTCCTTATTTCAATATGGTTCCAGTAGCAACGTATGGATATGTACTTAACGATTTACGATTTATCCGAGATCCAAGCAAAGAGAATAGAGCAGGATTCGTACTATCACTTAGAGTTGGTGGCGACATTCGTGGATGGTTTGATGCTAACGGATATAGTGCTGAATAATGGGTTCTAACTTTACAGGTCTTACAGTGACATGGTATAATGAAGGAAATTCATATGCATCTACTTATGATTTAACATCTGAT